GCCAATCAACTAGTCAACAAAGACATATTACTTCGAAAAAATCACGATGGCAAAATCACGTACAGCAAAAAAATCAAAGATTAAACAAACGGCAGAAAAACAAGCTCGCGCAGAAGCAGTAGAAGTTTTTGCAGATTTAGCCAGTGCTTATATCAAATCCTGGGCTCGAGCAGAAGCTCAGCGCATAATACAAACAGAGTCTGTTCCCATTATCATGCCTGTAAAAGGCGGGTATCAAGTTGGTAAACATCGAGTAACTCGGGAACCAACTGCATTTTGGGCCTTGTACAACTATCACAATGAAATAACAGAACAATTTATAGATGTCAGAAGTGCCATTGCTTACAGTATCCTGTATCAACTAAAGCGGTTCAAGCCCGCAGATGCTGTGCTGTTGGCTGATAAACGACTAAGTAAGTTGGAAGCTGATTTTCAGCACTACAGCAGATGCATGCAAACAGCAGGAAAACGCCGTGATTACAGCACCATTGATATACTGGCAGCCAGGTATTATGATGCACAATTTTTACTGCCCCTGGCCAAAGAAGAATTAGAAAAAACTCTAAGAATGAATAAATACTTAAAAGTTTGGGAAACTGGAAACCATTATGAAACTAAATGATTTGGGCTACAAGCCAACACCAAAGAAAATAAACAAAGTTACTGAAAGTCGTTTTGGCTTCAAAATTGATTTTGATAGCATGACTTTTAAGAAAGCCTACAGCTTGGCCACTGGTATCACAGAAGGCCTGGAAAAAATCAAACGCACACATGGTATTCACGTTGCTGAAAAAAGTCCTCAATACATGGAATTGTTAATGGTGCGTGAAGGCATTCACAGCTGGATGGCTGAGAACAAGCGTCACTTTATCATTGAAAGCGAAATGGCCAAGTCAGAAGCCATACTTGCGGCCAAGAGCATGGTTGATGAAATCCAAGACATGTTGGAAAAAATCAGCAAGATGCAAAACGAGCAAATGCCTGCCCTGTTGGACACAATCCGTGACCAAATCAGTTCAGAGAAGGCCGATGGCTTCAAGAACGCAGTTAGCCCAATCCTACAAGATCTTGCACAGACACTACAACAAGGTCGTGAGTCAGCTGACTCAGCCGCTCGTGTATTGGCCGGTGAACAAGAGTCTGGCATGGACATGGGCATGGGTGGTATGCCCGGCGCAGGCGGTCTAGGTAACGACGAATTGGCTGGTATGGCAGCAGGTGAAGTTCCCGGCGGATCAGCTCCCGAGGGTGATGCATTTGCGGCCACCGATGCAGCCGCTGGCGGCGAAGCAGAATTGGGCAGAGAGCGCAGATAATGCGTTTAAATGAATTTGTTTATGATGAGGACATTATCGAAGACGAGGCAGATGCTCGTGGCGATATGGACCTTATCACCACTTTGGAATTCCTAAGAAATCAAAGTGCAGGCAAACATCTAGTACCTCGTGTGCGTGTGGACAGCTTGATCAACATGATCAACATGCACAGCGACAGTGAAACTTTCAGCAACTCCAGCCTGATGGATGCTTTCAAAACCAATGATGCAGTTAAAAATTTAATTGCAGACATCAAGGATGATGAAACCTCGGGTATCAAATATGTTTATTTGAAACCACTGAATGGTGATGATGGGCTAGAGGGTGCACCAGATGATGCCGACACGGTAAAATCTGAGCCAGGAAAAATTGTTTCCAAAATGGCTGACAAAGCCATTGCAAATCGTAGTTAAATCTCTTATAATGTAAATAACTGTTATAAACAGTCAACATTTCTGCCCTCTGAGGCGTTATACATGTACAGTCTGTAAGGAGATAGTTATGAAACGAATTCTAGGTTTATTTTTGATATTGGCCACAGTGACCACAATGGCTCAACCACATCAACCATATCATCATCACCACGGGTATTGGCAACGCGGCGGTGGTAGCGGATGGATGTGGGTAGCACCCACAATCGTTGGTGGAGTAATTGGATACGAACTTGCCCGCAATCAACCTGTTGTAATCAACCCACCGCAGACAGTTATTGTGAATGGACAACCTGTTGTGGTCAATCCACAGCCCACGATTGTACAACAACCACAATGTAGCCCATGGACTGAAGTATTGAATCCCGATGGTACCATAACACGCACGAGAACCTGTACACAATGAAAATACGCAAACTGAGAAAAAAAATGTATCGAGCTATCTTTGCACACGACACAGTCAAAGAGAAACAAGTTTGGCTTAAGATTCTTAAAAAGTCTGCCAAACACAAACACACGGAAGATATACAATAATGGCCTATTCAAACAAAGTAATTGACCACTACGAAAATCCACGCAATGTGGGCAAATTCGATGCCAGCGATGCCGATGTTGGCACAGGCCTGGTAGGAGCTCCGGCCTGCGGTGATGTGATGAAATTACAAATCAAGGTTGACGAGCATGGCATTATCAGCGATGCTCGTTTTAAAACATATGGATGCGGGTCGGCCATTGCATCAAGTAGTCTTATCACAGAGCTGGTCAAAGGCATGACACTTGATCAGGCATCCAGCATCAAAAACAGCGACATTGCCGAGGAGTTGGCTCTTCCACCTGTGAAGATACATTGCAGTATCCTTGCCGAAGACGCCATCAAGGCCGCAGTAGCCGACTATCGCAAAAAGCATGATCACATTAACTGATGCGGCACGAAATAAAATACAAAAATTAGTCCAAGCCAAAGGCTATGCTGGTGTTCGACTGGGCGTGAAAACTACAGGTTGCTCAGGACTGGCTTATGTGTTAGAATATGTCAAAGAGTACACAGCAGAACCATATGTAATCAATTATGCCCAGCCCGATTTTGTGGTCTTGGTAAATCAAAAAGATAATATATATCTACAAAACATGACTGTAGACTATGTACGCCAAGGCCTAAATGAAGGCTTTGAGTTCAGCAACCCCAATGAACGTGACCGATGCGGTTGCGGAGAAAGTTTTAGAATTTAAATGATAATCAACAAATATGATTACGCACCCATCAGCAGAGAAACAGTTGACGGCAAACGACACTACTGTCTGCCCGATGGCAGCAAGGTGCCCAGTGTTACCACCATACTGGATCGGACCAAAAGCGAAGAGTCAAGACAAGCCCTGCAAAAATGGCGTGATGCCATAGGTCATGAACGAGCACAGGCCATCACCACAGAAGCCGCAAATCGTGGCACACGCATGCACAGTTACCTTGAGAGTTATATTCTCAATGACGACTTGAAGCCCCTGCCTGACAATCCTTTTGCACAGCCAAGTTGGTTCATGGCCGCTGAGGTCATACTCCGAGGACTCACCAATGTAGATGAGTTTTGGGGCACAGAAGTGCCGGTTTATTATAGTGGGTTATATGCCGGTACCACAGACTGTGTGGGTGTATGGAAGGGACAGCCTGCCATCATGGATTTCAAACAGAGCAACAAGGTCAAAAAGCGCGAATACATTGATGATTACTTTGTACAACTTGCGGCCTATGCACAGGCACACAATGCCACACATGGTACTGCGATCAACACTGGTGTAATTTTGATGGCAGTACAGCCTCGATTACTTGAAGATCAGACGTATTCAACTCCAGAATACCTAGAATTTGTTATCAAAGGCGACGAATTTCAACACTGGACCGCGGAGTGGACCAAGAGGGTACAGCAGTATTATCAAACTAGCTAAATACACGATAGTTAGAGGAATGTTATCGTGGCAGTAATTCAAATCTCGAGAATACAACACAGACGCGGTCTAGAGGCCGATCTGCCCAATCTAGCCAGTGCCGAACTGGGTTATAGTGTCGACACACGCAAACTTTACATTGGCAATGGTACCATTGAAGAAGGCGCACCAAGTCTGGGTAGAACTGAGGTTTTAACTCAGTACAGTATTTTAGATTTTACTTCTGAAATTAACGCCAATGTTCGAGCATTGCAACAAGGACTAACACTGACCAACAGCAATTTGGTTGCTGTATCCAATCGTGTGCTTGCTCTGGAAGCTCAGAGTTTTGGCTACTACACCAAAACTCTTGTTGCAAATGTGACCAATGTCAACATAACCACCATATCCAACAGTAGCTCTACAATTTCTTATTCAATAGATCAGGGAACAGCAGAACGCTCGGGCACAATCACATTGGCTCGTGCAAACAGCGCAGTGGCCGTTGATGAAACATATTCAGAAAGCAGTTCCACTGACGTTGTGTTCAACATAACTGCCAACACAACAACCACAGCGTGGAATTATTCAACCACACTGGGTGGCACTCTATATTATAGAATCAATTCATTCAATTAAATTTTCATGTGGAAACTCAATCCCGCCGAGCGACTGGCTCGCTGGCGTGAATTTCGAAAATCTCTAAACGGCCTGCCCATACCCGACGCTCTGCAGTCAGTGGCCGATTTCTGGGCCACCTGCCCATTCATGCCCTATTACCTTGATCCAGACCAACATGGTCAATGGCCAGATCCATGGACACTGGTGGAAGAAAATTACTATTGCGATCTTGCAAAAGCCTTGGGAATGTTGTATACTATAACACTTACAGATCATCGGGTACCGTCAGAAATAAGAGTATATTATGATATCGAATCCAAGGTGTACTACAATTTAGCTTGGATCGACCAGGGAAAATATGTACTTAATATGAATGCGGGCGAAGTAGTAAATAAAACACAAATTACAAAACATTTAGAACTTCGTAACTGTTACGGAGAAGAAGAACTAAAATTGAATAGTTACTAAGAGGAATCAATGAGTCAAATACTAGTTACAAAAAGAAACGGCAATCGAGAACCGCTGAACATCGAGAAATTACACAAAGTGGTAATTTGGGCAACAGAAGGCATCGCAGGTGTTAGTGCCAGCGAAGTGGAAATAAAAAGTCACATA